TCGTACTACCGTTACCACTGAAGTAATCAATGGCTGGGGTGAAAGCCTGCTGTGTGGGGGAATTACCGATTGATGCCATTTAGACCACCGTCAATCCTGATACCCAAGCATCGGCTGAAGAAGACGCGCTGGCTACCACTACCAAAGCATCACTTGCTTGCAGAATAATCCTGTTGCCTTGAATCACCTCTAGTGACCCGCCAACCGCTACAGTGGCTGTCTCTACCACATAGTAGTTAACTGCCGAACGGGTAATGTAGACATCACAGGTGATGGGTGAAGTAGAAGTGTTAGACACCACAAGGCTGGCTACAGCCAATGTGCCAGAAGAAACCGTAGTGACGGTTGACCCGCCAGTGCTTATGTTCTTTACTCCATACGATACGTTGGTGTAGGTAGCCATTTCTTATCCCATCATAAAAGCTAGGTAGTACGCTTGGTCAACTGAAGCACTTGCATTTGCTGCCCACGTTGGCGCACTGCCGTTAGAAGTCAAAATATATCCGTTAGCACCAATACCTACTTTAGACAGCGCAGTGCCAGATGTGTAATAGAGCATGTCACCAGCGGCGTAACTTGTAAGCCCTGTACCGCCATAGTTACTAGCAATAGTGCCGCCGTTCCAAGTGCCACCCGTGATGACCGTAGAGCCAAGGTTTAGTGCGTTAGTGCCCCAAGTTATGTTCTCTGGAATGTATCCGTGTACGTCCCATGTTCCGCCAACCGTACCGTTAGATAGCAGTACAAGCTCAACCGCACCACCAGAGGCAACCGTGCCAATAGCACCAGTCGCATAGTCTTGGAGAGTCAGTGTGCCAGTTGCATTGTTGTTGAACTCAAATGCTACGCCTGTAGTCAGGGTGGTAGCGTCAGGCATTGTGTAGGTCTGGTTGCCCGTGCCGTTCAATGTCTGTGAGTAACTAGAAGCCGCAGTCAGGGCTGTTGTACCGCCCGCCGCTGATGTCGCTGTGTTGGATTGGTTTAAACGGTTGATGGATACGTTCTGGTTAGCATCTCTCAGCATCACCGAGTTAGCACCACTAGAAGCAGTTACGCCCGTGCCGCCATAAGCCACGCCTACAGTTGTACCTTGCCAAGTACCAGAAGACACTGTACCCAACGCACTGACGTTATCAGATGCGTCTAGGTTGACGGATTTCTCAGATGGGTAAGTTACAAAGACATTGACTGTGCCGCTAAACGTGACCGCTGTTCCAGAGTTACTGGAGGCCAGAATGGTTGTGCGCGTGAGCGTAGGGCCAGTAGTTGAATACGTGCCAATACCAACTTCCCAGTTGCCCGTAGCATCAAAGGAAGAATAGTAAGTCGTATTCCCGTTGCCAACGACGGCAAAGGATTGAAAGCCCGTGACAGAGCCAGATAAGGTAAAACTTACCGTGGTGTTGGCTGTGCCAGTCTGTTGTACCCGGTCATTGAGGGCTAGAGCCATTTAAGACTCCTTAAGAAGTCGCGGTAGTAGAGTAAGTAACAGTTACGGTATCGCCAGATGTAACAGTCTTGGCAGTGCTGAAGTTGCCTTCTGAGTACAAAGTACCCGCAGTGCTAGAGATTGTGCTGACTGCGCCAGTACCTGTCACCAAGAAACATCCATACACAGTAGCAGAACCTGTCATTGTGTAGGTGATAGCCGTAGCCGTTGACGTAGTGACGTTTGATGGAGTTAGACCAGATGAACTAGCCGCTGCAAATACTGCTGTACCGCGCACTGCTGAACCGCCCACGGTGTAGGTAGTCAACTCAGTCCATGTCTTAGAAGTCATGGTGTCTGCGGCTGCAAAGGTAGTGCTATTGTTAATCAGACCAAGGAACGGGCCAACAGTGGTGTATGTACCAGATGTGCGGAGCAAGGTGTCCAACAACAACTCTTTACCAACGGCAACGACCAAGTTAGGAAACTCTTCGTCCCACTTGAGGTTACCCTGTGCGTCACGGCACTCTACATGATAGTAGCCCTCTACTCCCATTCCCTCAGGGATGGATGCGTTTGCTTGCAGTGTGGCTACAGCGTTATCGCCAAAACCGGATTGTTCTTTATGCATGGTTTCTCCTATGAGATGCGGATGATTGCAGACGTGTTAGTGACTGCCGGGAATTGTACGGTGAATGTATTAGCACTGGACTTGTCTGAGCCAAAATCCAGCACGCATACGGCGGGGTTTGTTGTGCCATTAGCCAAGTAAATCAACGCACCTCTTGCGGTGATTGCACCTGTCCATGCAGCGTTTGTAAAAGACAGATACGCGGTTGCCGCGCCTGTTTGGTTTCCAATTGTTGGAACTTGAGATACGGCTAACACCTGCCCACCAGCCGCATAGTTACCGCCAGAGGTTTCGCCTGTGCTTGTGTAGGCTGTGGTGGTCGCATCTAGCGTGGCAGCGTTGGTGTACAAGGCAATCTTATATACCTGAGAAGTACCAGTACCAAAATCAAATGCACCGTCTAGCAGTCCAATTAAAAATGTATTGGTGGTGAAGTTACCCGTAAAAGCCATCAAGTCACCGCCTGCCTAAATTGACCAGAACGATAAGCATCCTGACGCTCCATTCCATCTCCAAGGCGTTTAGCCAATGCGAGTGCTTCCTTGTACTTGGTGTCGTACAAGCCAATCATGTCTGCCTCGCCCTTCATGTAGGTATACGCTTCAACAAGTGAGCCATACAAGAGGACTGTGTCAAAGTTATCGCCCAGCCAAGTCTGACCAGAGGCTGCAACAGTGATTGACACGGGGTAATAGTAGTAATGCAGTTCCACAGAATAAGACGCATCAGGCGTCGGTCCCACAATGAAAGAGAGTTCATTGGTAATTGTGCTGGTGTTAACAGTTGGACCAAACAGTGCGTAGTATCTAGGAAGGCCTGTGTCCGTGGTTGGATTGGGATACGCCTGACGGATGAAGTTCACATCCTTGTTTAGCAGGTACTCATAGTTTCCTGTGGCATCAATCACAGCCAGAGAGTAGGTAGCCAAGTAATCTTCGGGGGCAGATAAGTACTTATTGCCGGAAGTCACGCTACCTGTCACGTTCTTGCGCAAAGACGGAAACTGAACAGAGTTGTATATACGCTGTTCAGCCTGAGTAATAAAGCGATTCAATTGCGTCGTTGAAGACACAACTGTGCTATCCGCCAAGGTGGTGGCGGGAAACGTATTTTCTGTATACGTTTGAATCGCTGTTATTAATTCCGTATAGGTCATGCCATCGGTCCGCGTGACATCACGCCTTTAGTCGCCGCACCTGTACCACGCATCTTGATGCCGGTAGTCTTAGTGTTGGTGTTTGCTGGGTTGCCAGCACTCACTCGCTTAGACGGCATACCACCGGGGGTAGACTGCTCGGCAGACATGTTGTTAGGGTCTTTTTTGTACGCAATGTCTGAGCCTGAGGCTTTGCCAGACATGGTGTGTGGTTTAGCATAGACGCTGGCTGGGCCAACTTCTTTGCCACCTTGTTTCATACTAAATTTAGCCATATTAACGACCTCTTTGGTTGTTTGCACGTGCCATGTTGCGGCCTACCGCTTTCATTGCTTCTCCAGACACGCCGGCTACTCCACCGTTTTTAAACTTGGTTGGAGCCATGCCTTGATGTAACCTTTTTTCATGCTTATGCACTGCACTAGCAATCATTTTTTTGTCTTGTTTTAAATCTGCTTTATCCATTTTTAGCTCCTAAGTTACGCTAACCGTTACTGTACCCAATTGCACCGATAAGGCCAAGTTATTTGGCGTTAAAGATGCATCAAAACTGCTTGCCCCACCAACAGGATTCCAGCCCCATTGAAAGATTCTGCTGCCCCCTTCGTTTGTCCCAGTGCCACTTTGTGTTGTGCCACCGTTGACATCCGTTTGCAACCCACTTGTTCCTGATACTACGTAACTCCGATCTGGTCGGGGGTTACGCAGAGCCTGAGGATCATCCACAGGAAACATGCCCAACTGCAACTGGGGATGGTCTGGGTCCCAGCACTGAGGACATACCAACAAGTCGTATCTCTTTAACTTGATGATCTCCGTCTTCAACACCTTCAACTTAAACCGAAACCCACAGCGGTCACATTCCGCAATTGCGTTCTTGCCGGATGCAAACCGATTACCCAAGACTACCTCCCAATGTAGGTCTGTCTAGGAACTAAGCGCAGGGCTGCCTTCTCATGGTCTTCATAAGCGGCTAACTCCCATGCCTCGTCATATTGTTGTTTTAGAACAGGAAGGCGCTCCATTCCGGTTGGCACCTTTCCAGCAATGTAATAAGACAAGCCAGCCGCCATACAGGGTATGAAACGGAAAGGAACGTCCATAATGTTTACGCCACCGCCTGCGTCCTGTGTTCTGCGCAGACGCCAGTAGTACAGCGTATATTGCTGTGCGTTGTCGGGTGTAGGCCAGACGGTAACAGCAGGCACTTGCTGCCAATACACGGTTGCTGCCGCATTGTGCGCAGCGGCTATGGTGTTTTGCTGACCACGGAAGCAGTTGTATAGCGTTCCTGATACAGCGTTTGTATTTTGAGTGATGTACCCGTAATTGATAATCTCGTTATCAATCTTGATAAAGCCTGCTGCGGGTAAACCCGTAACGTCGTCTACCACAATGGTTGTGGATGTACTTGTGATTGTGGTTGTTAGCGTACAAGCAACCGGTGTGGTCTGCCCGTTATAGCGTTGAATCCAAATCTGGATGGGTCTGGCCTGTTGAATCTTGTTAGGGATGGTTGCGTAAGTGCTTACGCTGATCCGCGTGATCGTCAGGTCTGCCTGTGTTGAGGCCTCATTACCACCAGTGCGTATGACATGCTCCAGCAGGTCTATGGTGTCGTTAGGCAGTGGGTAGGTGTTCTGGCCTTGGACTAGGTTGATGCTTCCCTGTTCAATTGTCCACAGGTTAATGCCACGGTTTGCCCAGTCGGCAAACATGATGTTTAAACTGCGTCTGGCGGTGCGCATGTCATAGCCAGTGCGTAGTTCACTACCGGCGCGTTCAAACGCTTCCTCAACCAGTTCGGTGAGGTCAAGGTTAAACGCTGTTAAACCGGAAGTGTTTGCCATTATCTAAAGCCTGCTGTTTTCTTTGCTATACCTTTGGGTTGAGCCACAAACTGTTTGCCTTTGGCTTTACCCGCACGCTTTGCACGGGTGGTTGCCGCATACTCCGCCGCGCTTAAAGACTTAATTGCCGCCTCTGGCAAATAACGCTCTCCCGTTTTGGAAGAAGGTTTCCCCGACTTGGTACGCCATTTCTGGTCGCCCCAGTTTTTAAGGGATTGCTGTGGCGCTTTCAATCTCTATAACCCCCGCCTGCTGCCTTGTACTTCTTTGCTACAAGTTGGGCTTTACGTGCTGACCATTGTCCTGCACCTGTACCCTGAGTTGCTGCGGCTTTTACTTGAGACACAATCCGCTTGCGCAGACTTGGTTTAGTGTAATTACCAGCAGCGTTAACTTTCCCACCCTCAGCGTACTGAGTAAAGTCGGTGTCATCCCTGCGGGCTTTTTTAGTTCCCTTGGGCATCTTGGAAGGGCTAATAAC